CAAGAGTTTCTTGTCACTCCAAATGGGGACACCCCTACTGTAGAAAGCGACTTAGAATATTCCATGATGTTGGCACAAAAGTTCTCGCAATTACAGGAAGCTTCTGATAAATTACACAGAATTGGTTACTATAAGTTGTGGCCAACCGGGTACTATAAAGACGTCGTAGTATCTAGACAAAAAACCTATAAACGAATATTCGGAGGTCAATATGAAGGGTAAGAAAAAACAAGCAATGAAACGTGGTGGCGCTGTTAAAAAACGTGGCGGTGGCATGATGATGCAAAAAATGATGGGCGGTGGCATGATGGGCAAAAAGAAAATGGCCGGTGGTGGCATGATGGGTAAGAAAAAACAAACTATGAAACGTGGAGGTGCCGTCAAAAAAAGAGGTGGTGGCATGATGAAAAAGAAATAGATGCCAACCTATTCTTCAACAGCTAACTTTGATCTCAGCATAGATGAAATTGCTGAGGAGGCATATGAACGTTGCGGTTTACAAGTTCGTAGTGGATACGATCTAAAGACCGCAAGACGTTCTTTAAACTTAATGCTATCTGAATGGGCCAACAGAGGTTTAAATCTTTGGACTATTCAACTACAAGAAAAAACAATTGCAGCAGGCACAACAAATTTAACTGGCTCAGACTTATTTGGATCGGGTGCAGAAGCTGGTCAACAAATAGTTGATATCACAGATCTTGTTATTAGAGATTCAAGCAATAATGATTTTTCTGCACAAACAATTAGTAGATCAACATACTTAAATATATCTGTTAAAAGTACCAGCGGAAGACCAAGTCAATACTATTTTGAACGTACGATAAACCCAAGATTATATCTATATCCTGCAGCAGATGTAGCTTACACTCTAAGATATTATGCTCTTGTTCGGATGAAGGATGCTGGGGCTTACACGAATAATGCTGAGGTTCCTTTTCGTTTTCTTCCATGTATGACTGCTGGATTAGCTTATTACATAGCTATGAAGAAAGCGCCAGAAAGAATTCAATTATTAAAACAAGTTTATGAAGATGAGTTTCAAAGAGCTGCAGCTCAAGATGGTGAAAGAACAAGTTTATTTTTAACACCTAAAACTTATCTACCAGGAATTTAAATGAGCAAATTTGCATCAGGTAAATTTGCAAAAAGAATATCAGATAGATCTGGTATGGCTTTTCCATATAATGAAATGGTTAAAGAATGGAATGGCTCGATAGTTCACATATCCGAGTTTGAACCAAAACATCCTCAATTAGAACCTGTACCAATAGTAACTGATCCGGAATCATTGGAAAATGCAAAATCACAAATCGCTAATTCTACCTGTTTTGTTGGTTTAATAGGAGTCAATACAAACATATTTTCTAGTGTTGGAATGCAACCAAAAAAAGATGGAAAAGAAACAAGATTGCTAAGTAATGTTGGAAATGTTACAGTGAGCACATCATGACAGATTTTTCTGATTTAGTAGATAATGTAAGAAATTATACAGAAACTGATTCTACAGTTTTAACTGATGCAATTATCAATCAATTTATTGAATCGACCGAAGATAAACTAAGAAGAAAGGTAGATTTAAGCTATTACAGAAGATATGACACTGCCACATTAACAGTAAATAATGCTTTTTTGCCTTTACCGGGAGACTGGGAGGCAACAAGATACGTACAATTAATAGATGGATCTAATAACAGAACATTCTTGATACAAAAAGATATTTCGTTTATTAATGAATTTGCGCCTGATAGGACGTCATCTGGAGCAGGTACTCCAAAGTATTATGCTGTATATGATGATGACACTCATATGTTGGCGCCAACCCCGAACGCTGCATTAACTGTAGAGCTCGCATACACGTACAAGCCACCTGTCTTGTCCAGTACGACAACATCGAATTGGGTAAGTCAGAACGCTCCAAACGTGCTATTGTATGGTTGTGTTTTAGAAGCACTTGGATACTTGAAAGGTCCGGCTGATATGATACAATACTACGATAAAATGTATAATCAGTCTCTAAAAGATCTAGCCTCATATGAGATGGGGCGTGACCGTAGAGACGAATTTCGGGATGGCGTTATTCGTATCCCTCTCGAATCTAGGAACCCATAGGAGATTATTATGGCAATTACTCAAGCTGTATGTAACAGTTTTAAAGTGGAGATCCTGAAAGGCCTACACAATTTTACGGCTACGACGGGGAATGCTTTTAAACTAGCGCTATACGACAACGAAGCAACATTAAGTAAATCAACAACTGCTTTCACACAAACTGATGAAGTAGCAAACTCAGGAACTTATTCTGAGGGTGGCGGAACTTTAACTTCTGTAACTCCAGTCTTATCAAGTGACACTGCTGTTTGTGATTTTACAGATATATCATTTACAAGTGCAACAATTTCTGCACAAGCTGCTGTTATTTATAATAGTTCAACTGTATCTGGTTTGACTACAAACGCATCAGTATGCGTTCTTGATTTTGGTGCTGTTAAATCTTCAACTGCTGGTACGTTTACAATTACGTTTCCTGCTGCTGAAGCAACTGCTGCAATTTTAAGAATAGCATAGGAGATAAAACATGGCCTCTATCCAAGGATGGGGCCGAGAAACTTGGAACAGTGGTGCCTGGTCGGAACAAGCACCTGTATCTGTTACAGGTAATGGCCTCACGTCATCTCTAGGTACTGAGACAGTTACCACTGACCAAAACATTTCAGTAACAGGTATTGGACTTACCTCTACGGCAGGAACTGCTGTTGGTACGGGTATAGCTGAAGTAAACCCTACTGGAATAGCACTTACTGCATCTCTAGGTGAAGAATCACTTTCTACAGATCAAAATATATCAGTCACTGGATTAGGCACTACTTTATCTGTAGGTAATGAAACAACCTCTGTAACAAAAACTACAGGTTGGAACCGTGACACCGATATCAATACGGGCAACTCTATTGGTTGGAGTGAACAGCAATGGGGCGCAGTAGGTGGTTCATTTGCTCTAACAGGTCAAGCTTTAACTGCATCTTTAGGTGAAGAATCGCCTGCAACAGATCAAAACATTTCTGTTACAGGACTAGGCACTACATCCGCTATAGGAACATTTTCTATTTCAGGTGATGGACAAACTACTATCGTAGCTGGTTCTGAAACAGCTATGCAATCAGCTGTTGGTACAGCAGAGGCTGATCCTGAATTTGTAATATTCCCAACTGGTAATGCTTTAACATCAGCTGTTGGAACAGTCGGCACATCTGTATTTGTTACAGGTGTGGGTTTAACTTCTAGCCTCGGTGAAGAAACGCAAGAAACGAGCTATGAAGCTCCAAGCGTATCCGCTACTTCTAGCGTTGGAAATGTAAATATTCGCACAGATGTTAGCTTTACAATAACAGGTAATTCTGTTACAAGTGCAACTGGTACTTTACAAGGGACCTTCTGGTCACAAGTAGATGACTCAAACAGCGATATAAGTTGGACAGAAGTTCACAAAGCTGCATAAAAGTTTTGACAAACTTTAAAATAATCATTAAATTTTAAATTAGGAGATTAAATGAGTTCAACATATTCAACAGGTTTAAGAATAGAACTACAAACAACTGGAGAAAATTCTGGAACTTGGGGTACTATTACTAACAATAACTTTTCTCAAGTATTTGAATTTGCTATTGCTGGTGTTTATGCAAAAACTCTTTCTGGCACAGGTCCTACGACTTTAACAAATAATGACGGACCACAATCTCAAGCTAACAATGAAGCTAGACAAAACCAAATTATTTTTTCTGGAACTATTTCTACCACTCACATAGTGCAGTTTCCAGCTACACAAAAAACTTATGGACTTTATAATAACATATCTGGTGGCGCTGACGTTACCGCAAGGCTAGGTGCCACAGGAAACACAGTTACAATATCAAACGGTAAATACAGATTAGTTTCTACTGACGGAACTAACTGGTATGATATTTTTACACTCGCTGGTTTAGGTGAGACATGGATAAAGAAAACATCAGACTATACTGCATCAGCAGGAGATAATATTTTTGTTGATACATCAGGTGGAGCTGTAGCAATTACATTGCCAAGCTCTGCAGCAATTGGTGATCAAGTCAAATTTATTGATGCAGAAGGAACTTTTGCTACTCACAATTTAACTGTTAATAGAAACAGTCATAAGATACAGGGGTCTGCAGCTAATTTAACAGTATCAACCAGTGGTTCTGGCTTTGCGTTGGTGTACAATGACAGTGACAACGGTTGGAGATTAAAGTATAACGATTAAACATGGCTAACTTACAAGATATAGTAAACAGAAGTGAAGTAGGGGCAATCAAGCCTTGGACTAAAGCAACAGCTCCAGATGGGTATTTGCTTTGTGATGGCGCTGCAGTTTCAAGAACCACATTTGCAGATTTATTTGCAGTAGTAAGCACAACTTATGGATCTGGAGATGGTTCTACAACTTTTAATGTTCCTAACCTTCAAGGTAAAATGCCTCAAGGTTTTGACGGCAACACTTACAATTTAGCAGGCACGGGCGGAGCTAACACAGTTACAGTTGCAGTCACAAACAACCAAGCTGCAACAAATGCAACAAATCAATCAGTAACTATTACAGGAAGTATTAGTAATACGTCATTGACCACTGCTCAATTAGCTTCACATAGTCATACACAATCACTAGGAAGTGAAAATGTACAACCTAGTCAATCTGGTAATGAACAAAAACCTACTAGAGGCAGTAGGGGATCAAATAATACAGAAAGCACAGGTAACGCAGGATCAGGAACTGGACATAACCACTCTCATACTTTATCTGGAACTTTAACAGGTAATATTACGACATCTTTAACAGGTAGCGTAACAGCAGCAGGCACCAATTCATTTTCGCCTTTTGTCGTGGTTAACTATATTATTAAACACTAGGAGATATAAATGGCAACACAGATTGTAATTGGAAATGGAGATCACTTTTTAATCGACAATACTTTTCATATTGATTGGTCTGATAAAGGAAAAAATTGGGATGATAATTGGCTACCTAATAGTATTCATTTTATCGTGTGGAATAATCTTCAAGGTCAAAATGAAATTCAAAACAAGGATGCATCGACAGGTATGATGACTGGTAATACAAATCTAAATGCTACAAGTGATGCTGTTGGGTCTACGACTATAGCTGCTTTACTTACATGGGCTGAAACTAGAAAAGGTCAAATAACCTCTGCACAATTAGACTATGATAATTATTATGAAAATGCTGAAACTAAATGGGTAGACGATGGTAATAATATTGATGATTTTCATTCAGGTAATTCAAGTGCTACAGCATCTTATATTGATTGGTCAAAAACTTGGAGAGACTTCGACGAAAACTACTCTTAACTTTCTGGTTCTAAATCTTTATGAGGACCGTTTAAATCTACATAATGAATAAATAATTGATGGTGCCAATATTCTTTTGGCTGAGAAAAAAAAGGTCTCCAATGAGGAATCTCTATACCTTTGTATATTACACCATCCCCTGAATTAATAACTATGGGTTTATCTCCCATGCATAAGGGCCATTTATAATTAATATCTTTGTAAAAGTATTTTAAAGTTATAGACGCACTTATTTCACAAGCGTCTCTATCTGTATGTTTTTTTAATTCAGAACCTCCTAAATAAATTCTATTATAAGAATATATTGGTTTTAATTTTAAATTTGTTTCTTTTTCCATAATAGGCAATAAATAATGAACAATATGACTATAGATGTCAGATTTTTTAGAGTGATTAGAAGATGATAGAGGAGCATCAGAATCACCGTGTGTAAAATTTCTTAAACTGTAAGATGTTAAAAATTCTACCATGTCGAGTGACAGCATGTTTTTTACATATTTATATTTTTCTTTCATTAATGAATCCACGTAATTATAGCATGCCTATCTCCGTTTGTTACAGGTAACACAGCATGAGGAAAACAAAAATTACTAGGAAAAACAACAGCACTTCCAGCTTTTTTCGGTACTATGTACTCACCTCCAAAAAATGAAAAATCTCCACCTTCATAATTATCATTTAAAATTAATGAGCAACTTAAGACACGTGGATGTAAATCAAAATGATCGACATGCTCTTTATATTCTCCCTTTTTAGATCCTAAATATAAAAGATGATGATACCCTGTATCTTCAGTTCTAACTGATCCTTTCTGAAACCAAGGTTGGTCTTGACTATATAATTTTAAAATTTTTCCTACTACTTTAAAAATATCATCATTAAATTTATTTTCTAATGGTTTGTTATAACAATTTCTGTGTGTATTTAATTTTCCGTCCCCTGTAGTAGCTGGATAAAATGAAAGATCTTTTTGACTAATAATTTTATTACATAATTCTATGTCAATTATATTATTATAACATTTGATGTAATCAGTTATTTTCATCATTATTTAAAACTTTTCTTTCTCCAAAACATATTTTTATATCTATCTATCCACTCACTATTTAGCATATCTAACACTTTGCTGTGTGCTTTTTCAAAATAAAAGCCACTCCACATTTTCCATGATTCCCGTTTAAATGGAATCACCTGAACCATTGGTTCGCCTTTTTTTATTAAAAATTGTTTATCTCTTTTATTTAAAATAAAAGGAAAATTTATGGTATTGATGTAGGTATCGGTATCAACAGCTCCTGCAATAATATCAAATCTTGGTTCCAATCTATTCATAGGTTTGATAAATAAACAGCTGTAACCTGGTGGTGTTTTAATCAACCATTTGTTTACAAACTTACCAGCATTCTCGCCTGCTGTTTTTCTCCACTGTTCTGGTAATTGTGCTTGATTATGAAAACCAAAATCATTTTGTTCTTTATTAGCTGGTGTTACAGAAAAGTCATTTTCAACAGGATCGACAAGATAATCTTGATCAAAAGGTATAATGTAACCCATAGTTAATGAGTCTAAAAAAGGCATGCAAGTTTTTACAGTAGGGTTATGAAAATTGTTGTTTTGAAATCGTTGTAACTTTTTATATTCGTCTGGAATAAATCTTGAAGCAGGTTGTGGATGAGGCCAAATATCCAACATGCCCTCGTTTACAGCGCAAAAAGTAATTTTTTTATTTACCAATTTGTTCAACAAAATTAAAAGACATTGATCTTCTAATATCTCCTTTTATTTTAGTTTTGAATGGCATAACACAATGACTGTGACATGCTTCAAAAATATAAAAATGACCTACTTCAGGCTCCATCCATTCGCAAGCCGCACCATCTGGATACATAAAACATAATTTACCATCTTTAAATTTATGGGGATCTTTTGTGTCATCAACAAATTTAGGAATTTTTAAAAATAATACAGTAGACCATCCTGTTCTATCATTATGAGTGTGAGGTGGATTATACTCACCTTCTTTCATATCGTTAATCCAACAACTTAATATTTGTAATTTTTTATTGCCATTGTATAAACCATACTTTTCACAAGTTTCAATATAATCATTCATGCAATCAACAATGTTTTTAGATATTTTAGTTTCGCTAAGTATGTGAGTAAACTCTCTTTCTGTTTCAATTCTACCAGCAAGTCTTGGACCAAAAGAAGCTAATTCTTTTTTTCGTGCCTCATATCTATTATTTAAATCTTCTATAGCATCTAAAGGTAGATCATATCTTTTAACCATTCTACCAAATACATGTGTTTGTGATTTCATATTTTAATCCTCATATTTAAAATTAAAAGCAAGTGACATTCTTTCTTTTTTAGTATCTTTTACTCTGTGATTCATATCACTGTCAAAAACAATTAATTCACCAATTTTAGGTTTGTATGAAATTCTTTGATTTTCTGGAAAATAAGCAAACTCAATATCGGAATTGTCATCTGTCAAATAAAAAACGCCAGCACCTTGTTTTAAAATATTTGACTCAATATGATTATGAAATTCTTGATAACCACCTTTCTCGTAAACATTTATCCAAGAACTTGTTATCATAAAAGGTTTTTTTAAAAATTTATTTATTTCTTTTTCTATGT